CGAAGAACCTGTTGGAGCACCAGTTGAAAATCAAATTGTTTCAACTGATGGCAAGAAACTGCCGGAACAGACTCAAGTATGTGTGACTGCTATGCCCCGGCAAATGAATATGACAAATTTAATATATCAATGGCAACCTATGGGCTTTCGTGTGGTTTTGAATTTACCTTTTGTTTCGGATGATCAAAATTATTTGTTTTATATTCGTAATGGACCTTTTATTCCCCTGCCCCCAAAGGACAAATCGGCCGGTCGAGATTATGCAGATATGGTTTATGGTATAGGACCTGGAGTTCCTACTTTATATCCAGATACTGTTTCATGTTTTGGCTATAATAACACTCGTCCTGTTTTTCTTGCAGGAACAACTGTAGCACCTTTTCCAAATTATGATGATTCTTCAAAGGATTTTGTTATAACTCTTACGCAGTACGATTTACCACCACCAATTGCAACCTTCGCCATGGCGTTTAGACGCTGGCGTGGAGATATGCAATATCGTATTCGTGTTGTTGCAGGTTTTGTAACACAGGGATATATAATAATTACTCCTTTGAAGAATGTTTTTGTTCCAATCGGTATTTATAATATGTTTAAATTTCAACCTGTAATTCAACGTCAAGATTCTTCTTTTAGACCATCTATGTTGAATTCTTATGCTTTAGCTGACACATCCTTATATAGGCATGTTGAGGCTACTTTTCCTTATGATTATCCAACATATTTTTATGATCAGTATCAGTGGTTGAATCGCCGTATTTCTCCTTCAAATCAATTTGATGTTAAAACCCCAGGGGGTCCATTTTCTATTAAGAATTCTTGGACTTCTGTGAATTCAGAACCACATGGTGAAAATTTCTTGGCTGTGGGAGTTAGAGGAACTCTTGCTGCCACTCAACCTGGCGCACAAATTATTTTTGAATTGGAATATAGGTGTGTAGAAGGATTTCAATTTGCTGATCCATTTTTACCACCACCTGATATGACGCAATCAACAGCAATTGCGAAAGCTGGAAAATACCATCTGCCAGTTATAATTCCCTCACGGGAGTTTAAGACTGAC